GTTCGGCCATCGCCGATCTTTAGGTTCTCGGTGTCGCTTTCAATCCCAGGTTCACCAGCCAACACCACTGGGTTGAGTGCTCCCCATTGGCTGCGAGTGTTGACCTTGAAGGGACCGCTCATGTCTTCTGCAAAGCGATCTGAACAATTTTGCCATCATCTAGCAGCATCGCCTCCCGCACTGTGTAGGCCACGCTGTCAACCGTGATTGAATCGCCGCGGATCAAAGTGCCGAAGTCAGAGGCCTTGGCGGTCAGTGTGTAGTCAGTGCTGAGCACCATGCCATCGCTCAGGATCTGGCTCGGCATGTCGAGGATGCCATTAGCAGTAACGGCGCCAGCTGTGCAGCTGACGCCGAAGTCTGCCAGGAAGATGCTTAGGTCTTCCGTGATCGCCATCAGCTGTACTTCTTGGAGCCGAGGCCGACGATCGTCACAGCGCCAGCACCAGTGCCGCCTGCAACCGTTACCACTGCCTTGATGTACCGCTTAATATCGTCAGCGTTGACCGAGATCTTCTGAACCGATGCGGTGTTGGCAGCAGTGATGGTGAACGCGCCACCGGTCACATCGGTGTAGGTCCCACCTGATGTATCGGAAGCGGTCAGCTTACCCAGGTAGGTAATGCTGGCGCCGCCTGCTTCAGCGCAAAGAATGACGGCAATGTCGCCTTCATAATCCACCAGGTCGATGGCGGTGCTGGCGGTGACAGTAGCTGTCACCACATCATTGGGCAGGAAGTTGAGGACCTCAGTTTTGGTCCCAAGATTCTGAATGGTCATGGCTTAGTTCTCCGTCTAGGGGGTTGGGGTTTTGATGCAGGCTCAGGCGTGATTGCCTCAACCGTTTCGACTGCCGCCTTGACAGTCTCGATTGCCTTGCCGATGCCGATCAACAGCCTGGCGTCAGGTGAGGAGGCCTCGACGACCTCCCCCATCCGAACCACCTGGCCCGCCAGCATTGTTTGCCGTAGGACCTGGATCAACATCAGAGGGTGTTGTTGCCGCGGCTGAAGGACTCAGGATGGCGAACAGCAATATCCACATCCTGCATTGCAACCACGCGAACAGTGCCCGAGGTGCTGTTGGTGTAAGGATCCACCATCAGATCGAGACCGGAGAAGTAGCCGATGATCAGGTCGGCAAAGTTGCCAAACCACAGATCATTAGAGGCCACCTGATTGGAAAGCACGCCGCGGTAGCCATTGACTTCACCGTTCTCCATGATGAAGATGCCGGAGCCGGCGTCCTTCTTCGTGGTTTTCAGATTGCCGCGCATGGCGGCGTTCATCAGGTAGACGGGGCTGCCAAGCAGTGCGTTGGCGGTTGCCACATCACTCTCAAGTGCCACCACCTCAGCGAAGGTAGGAGCGTCAGCAGCGAAGTCTTCGGTGCCGATGCCGGTGGTCAGCTTGAGGCCCAGGGGCTCGCTGTTTGAGCCGGTGCCGTAAAGGCCAGCCAGGTCGATCTTGAGTGCCAGCACGCGTGCCAGGTCGGAGCGGACCATGTTCTCCACGTCAATGGAGGACTGGATCATCAGGCGGCGGCTGTAATCAGTGAAAGCAGCAACCGTTTTGGGGGTCAGGCTGACCTGATCCACGGTCTGCTGCGACTCGGTAGGAGCGCCGCTCTCAGCCACCCAGTAGGCGGTGCCAGCGCCGGATTGGCGGGGGATGGCGACGTTGCCGGTCAGACCGGTAAGCACGGTGGCGCCAGCTTGATCCAGAGCCGAAGCGTTGCGCAGCAGGTCGATGAAGCTGCCAGCGTCAAGCATGGTCTCGACCAGGTTGCCGCCTGCAGTAGCAGTGCCAACGTTCAGGTCACGGCGCAGCACGTCCTGGGGGATCGTGATACCACGGGACTGACGGCCGAGCTTGGCAGCAGCAGCATCAGATGCTTCGATCTCGAACGCAGCAGCCTCACGGGCCGAGCGATCGGTGGGGTTTGAAAGATAGTTGATGGCACGCAGGAAGGAGAAGCTGCGGGCTTCCTTCTCGCTCATGCCGAGATCGGCGGCGCTCATGTTGACAATCTCCTGGGGAATGTTCATTTTATCAAGAACAGCAGCCCGGGCCTCGTCGATTGAACGACCAGACTCGACCAGCTGGCGGCCCAGCTCGCCCATTTTGTGCTTATCGCACAGAGCAGAGATTTCAGCAATGCGGGAGCGCTCAGCCTCAACGGCTTCGGCCCGCACCACAGCCAGATCGGGGGCGGTGTTTTCCATTGGTGGAAGTGGATCAGGGGATGGTGCTGCCGAAGCAGCGGGTTCTGTGGGCGTCAAAGCGCGGCCGATGCCCACGGTTTTGTCAGCGGGGACGCTGACGATCGACACCTCGTAAGGTGCCCAAGCAGTGGCGACATAGTCACCGCTGCCGCGCTCCTCCATTTTGTCGATGGAGTAGCCAAAAGACACGTTCCGTAGAACGCCGTCCTTCACGTCACTCAGGATTTCCTGAGCAAACGGGTTGCGGCTGAACCGCACCCGCGCATAGCCGCGCCGTCCTTTGCTGTCGATCCTTGCGCCCTCAACCACACCGATCACACGGTCTGGGTTGTGGTTGAAGAGTAGAGGCGCGCCATCGTTCAGACGGCTCAGATCGGCAGCATTAGCCTCATGGCTCAGGATCTCGTTGCCGAAGTACCGGGCAACGGGGAACTCAGAGCTGAAGGGGAACTCATAGGTGCGATCCTCCACCTCGTCAAAGGTGGTCAGTTCAGCGCGTTGATATTTGCCTGTCAGGCTGCGACCTTCGCCATCGCCTGTGGCTTCTTCAAACATAATCGGATCAAAGTCATGATCAGCTAGCCAGGTGCGCGCTTCGGCAGCGGTAAACACCGAGCTGCGGAACCGAATCGCCTGCAACTCAGTTGCGCCTTCCTTGATCCCATAGATGAAATCAACCCCGTTGCCGCCTTCATCGTTGATCCGGCGCAGTGAGTCGTACTGCTCGGGATCCGTCAGTCTTGCAGCGTGCTCATTCGGATAGGGGCGCTCCATCTCCATCGCGCGGTCTTCTTGCAATGCCTTGATTCTATCGGCTTTAGCGTCAGACCATACCTGACCAGCATCGCCGCCCCATGCCGCCCATGCCACACGGCCTGGTGATGGATAGCCGTCCTCATCAGGGCTGAAGCCTTCGCCCTGCTTGTCCACCTCATGCCGCGCAAACCATGCCGACATCGCGATCACGGTATCAGGGCTCAGCTCATCACCCGACAGGATCTGGCTGGCCCTGCCTGCTGCCACCTCGGTGCCGCCTTGCTCGCCGTCAGCCTTCCACCCGCGGTAGCGCTCCGCCTCCGTGCGCATCCCATCGGTAGGCATCAGGTCAATCTCGGTGCCGTTGACCTTGGCCATCAGTCTTCCTCCTCCTCGAGCGGATCCTCAAGCACCGACAGCTCCTCATAGTCCTCTTCGCCCGCTGGCGGTTGCGTATCTTCAAAGGCAGGCTCGGCACCCATTTGCATGAATGCCTGTGACGCGCCGCCACCGTTCACCTCGCTTGGGTCAGTATCCAGCACAATGTCGAGCTCATCGAGCTTGGCCAGTTCTGCTTGACGCTGCAGCAGCACGTCATCCAGATCGCCGCCCTGTTCGCTGATCACCTGCGCCAGCGTCTTAAATCCGCACCTGACCGCCGTCTTGTAAGCATCCACCTCACGCTGCGGATCCACCCACTCCCAGCTCCTTGGCACCCACTTGCTCGCCTGGTAGCGATCGGGGTTGGTCTCGTAGCCCGGCAACCGCAGCGCACCGCCGAGCACCGCCATGTCAAGCCATGCCTCAAACACTGGCTGATGGAAGTTCTCGATCATGTACCGCTGCAACACCCGGTAGGTGTCGCGTTCCTCGAGCAGGCTCAGCCGGCTGCTGCTGTAGTTGCTCTCGCTGAAGTTCTTGCTGATGCTCTCGAAGCTCACGCCAACGCCAGCCGCCACGGCCCGCAACATTGACCGGGTGAATGGCTCCAGCTGACCATCAGGTGAGTTGAGATCTGGCACGGTCACGCTCTCGCCTGGCGCCAGGTACTTGAACACGCCCGGGGTGAACTCACTCACGCGCTCGCCTTCGTAGATCTCATCACCAACCAGCTCGCCCTCCGGCGATTGGATAAACCCCATCAGCGCGCAGCTCGCCCGCGCGCGCACCACCTCGGCTTCCTCGTAGCCCTGCAGCATGTGAAGCCGCATCAAGGCCGACGCAAACCACGTCACGCCCCTGGTCTGCCCCGGCCGCTCAGGCAGGAACAGATGGATCACCTCATCAGCAGGAACCCGGATCCGCCGGCCATTGGTCCGCGGGTTGCCCGCATAGGTGTCGCCCGGGTGGTTGGCATAGAAGTGGTAAGCCTGCGGCCGCAGGTAGCCATCCACCTCGATGCCCATGCGAACCGTGTTGCCGTCAGCCGCCTGCGGCACGTCGTCGTCGATCAGGTAATCCGCCTCAAGGATCTGCAGCGCAAACGGAATCTGCGAATCACCAAACGGCCTGCGGATCATCCGCACAAACACCTCACCCGACTCGGCCATGCTGCGCGCTAGCAGCCGCTCGATGTCATGGAAGCCCAGCAGGCCGCTCACATCACAGCGGCTCTTGTGCATCCACCGCTCCCACTGCTCATGGATCTGGCCGTTGATCACCTCATCAAGTCGACCACCGCGCAGCATCTTCACCTGACCTTGATGCCGGATGCCGTGCCCGATCACATTGTTCTGGATCGCCCGCACCGCCTGTCTGGCGTAGTCGTTGTCGCGGACCAGCTGCCGCGCACGATTGCGCAATGCCTTAAAGCTGGACTTGATCTCGCTGTCGGCGCTGGTGCCACTCGTCACCCAGTCAGCTGTCAAGCGGCTCATCCGTGCGCCCT